AAGTCCAAGAAAGAGTATCACTTGCTTACGATAGAGTTATGAGTGATGACCCAGTCAATAGAGCGTTTAAACAATTTTATCCAGCCTTGACTGTTTCTGATATAGTAACTGGTATGCTTGATTTAACTAACCAATTACCTGCACTTCAACAAAAAGTTAAGACCGCTGAAATTGGTGGTGCTGCACTACGTCAAGGACTTACAGCCAGCGAACTGGCAGCAACCGAGGCTCAAGCAAGTGTCCCATATAGTAACGTTATGAGAAAAACTATTGGAGCGGATGTCCTTGCTGGACAAGGTATTACTAAAGCCGAAGCCGAAGAAGGTTATAAGTTTGTAGCAGGAGTTCTTCCAACAGCAGAAAAATTAAGTTCTATATATGGCAAAACAGAAGAACAGTATGGAAGACTAGAGGCAGAGCAGGAAAAACTACAAGGTTTAGCATCTGCAGAACGTAAGCGTAAAAGAATTAGCGAACTTGAATTAGCACAATTTAAAGCAAGTTCTGGTTTAGGTAGAAACGCACTAGGCAGTATAACTAACGTATAAATAGAATCCTGACACGGATCAATCGGCCCCGTGCAGTGTATTAGACCGATAGCAAGAGCCAACCAATTTCCCCGAATTGACTTGAGGCTTGCGACTACAACGAATAGAAGGGTGGGTTGCTATGAGCAACAACTACTGGGAAGACGAAGACGACGATCTGGATACAGACTCAGATGGACAGATGGATGGAAGTGACTTACTTAAAAAGTTACGTAAAGCCAAACGTTCAGATGAAAAACGTATCAAAGAACTCACTGAGCAACTTGAGGGATTATCCAAGGCGCAGCGTGAACGAGTTGTCAAAGAAGTCCTAGAAAAGAAGGGCGTCAACGCAAAGGCTGCGAGACTTGTTCTTAAAGACTTAGACGATGTTAACGAGGAGTCAGTGAATAACTGGCTCGATGATAACGCTGATCTATTTGGAATTAAGGTTGACAAGGAAGAGCCAAAAGTAAGTGAAGTAGATAGAGCCGCCTTAAGGCAGCAAGATGTACTCACCCAAAATGCTATGACCCCAGACCGAGCAGAGGATTTAAATTCTCGCATTGATAGTGCAGATTCGATGGATGCATTATTGGATGTACTTCGCTCACAATAATTCCGTTCATAGTCACTTGGAGGTGACGATATGGCTAACGCCTACGTATCAACAGGTTCGTCCTCATTAGGAGGAACCGCTGGTTCTGCTGGTTTAGTACAGAAGGCGTATGATCGTCTTCTAGAATTCGCTCTCCGTTCAGAACCCCTAATTCGTTCTGTTGCAGATAAGCGTCCAGCAAGACAAGCAATTCCAGGTTCAACAGTTGTTCTACAACGTTATGTTGACCTATCTGCTGCAACTACAGCCCTCACCGAGGATGCTGATCCAGATGCAGTAGCAATGTCCACACCAACCTCTGTAACTATTACTCTTAACGAGTATGGTAACTCAGTGTTGGTAACACGTGCGTTGGAACTATTCAGCCTTGCTGATGTAGACCCAGCAATCGCAAACATTATCGCGTTCAACCTTGCAGATTCTATTGACTCTATCGCAATGACAACATTGCGTGGCGGTTCAAATGTAATCTACTCAGGTTCAACTGCAACTTCAACAGCAACAGTTACCGCTGCTGCTACACTTTCATCTGCAAACCTACGCAAGGCAGTAGCAAAATTACGTGCTAACAAGTCTATTGCTCGCAAGGGTAGCCTATACTGGTGTGGTATCCACCCAGAAGTTTCACACGATCTTCGTGCTGAGACAGGTTCAGCAGGATGGTTACTTCCTAACCAATATGGATCTGCACAAGATCGTATCTGGGCAGGAGAAATCGGAACTTACGAAGGTGCATACTTCGTAGAGTCTGCACGTCTGTACAATGCTACTGACGGTTCTTCATCTGCACGTGTTTATCGTACAATTCTTGCTGGACAGCAAGCATTGGCCGAGGCCGTAGCAGAAGAGCCACACGTAGTTATCGGACCAGTAGTTGACAAGTTAATGCGTCACCGCCCAATGGGTTGGTACGGCGTACTTGGCTTTGCACGCTACCGTGAAGAGGCACTATACAGAATCGAATCAGGTTCTTCAATCGCTTAGTTGATTGACGGTAGGGCTAGGGGAAACTCTAGCCTTACAGTAAGTTCATTAAGGAGAACAATGGCAGATTATGTTTTTAAAACACCTACAGTCCGAGAAGGACCAGCAGGTAAACATAGATTATTTTACTTCTATAAACTAGATAGAGGTATCAGTATTGCTAAGAGTGGCGGAGTATATTCAAGAGTTCGATATGTTCTTGATGAGGCAATAGATGATTACCAAGAGTTCTATATTGGTGGACATAATCATATAGTTAACGATGCTATTAAAGCAGCACTAATTGCTGGTGGCGTAGGAGTAACAGAAGCAAACTTTACAGCAGTATAAGGGGATATATGAAACACTGGGAACATCATCCAGTTGCAATTGATGGATGTTTTGGATGTAAAGGTTTAGGGCTTCAGATGAACTCTGGAGATGCTAAGAGAGATATTTCAGATAAGAAATGGACATCTGAATTGCAGGCTTACAGAGATGCAAGAGCACAAGGAATACAACCAGCAGGAACAACTATGCGTCACGTACAAGAAGCGCATAGGGCTTCAGAAGTATTAGGTAAAGCGTATGATGCGGACACTATGCCTAAGACTAAAGATATAACTCCAAAAGCCGCAACCATAATGAAAGAGATAGGACAAATATAATGCCAAAAGTAGGAAAGATGGAATTCCCATACACACCAAAGGGCAAGGCAATGGCTAAGAAAGCAGCCAAAAAAGCAGGCAAGAAAATGGTTATGAAGAAAATGGGCAAGAAGAAGTAACTTAATCAACTATAGTGAAGGATAACAAACGATGAAAGAAGCATCAGATTTAGATGTTCAGAGAGCAATCAACCGAGTTAATATGGCATTGCTTGAGAGTGATGTTAGGGCTCTTAAAAAACAAACTAGTGCTAGATTAAAGTCTCGCTCTAAAGCATCAGACATAAGTAGAATGAATCCTGTTTATAAGCCAAAGGCTTCGCCTGGCCCAATAGGAAGTTCCGCCAATGTGCGTGAGGGTAGAAGCCCAGACAGAAGTCCTAAGCCTAACCGTGCTAATGTTAGAGAAAACAGACTACCTAAGACAACTCCTAATGCTAACACTAGAGAAGGTAGATTGCGTGATACCCTAAAGTCTAAGCCAAAAGCAAAACCTGCAAAAAATATTGCTGGATTTAAACCAGGAACACCTGGCTACAAAGCGGCTAAAACAATTAAAGGTATGGGCAAGGACCTTAAGAAAGCATACCAAGGAAGATAGTATGCGTACTCCTAAGCCAAAACCAAAGCCTACTACACTAAAAGGCAAGGCAGCAATCAACGAGTATCAAAAACAAATATCTCCTAAAGGTATGGCTTCGTCCAGTGCTGCCGCCAAGAAGGCAATTGAAAATAAATATCCAGGTATGTTTGTACCTGACACTCGCACCACTGCAGGAGTGAGAGCAAGATAATGTCATCGGGTCAACGCAAGCGTCACGACGGTTGGAATAAATCAATTATGCGGGACGGTTTAATTGTTATTCTACGTAAGGATGGGTCGGAGAAACTCCGCCTTGACCCTAAGACAAAAGAACTAATTAAGGGGAGCAAGTGAGCGATTCAAGATTAAAGAGGGCTGGAGTATCTGGTTTTAACAAACCAAAGCGTACTCCTAATCATCCAAAGAAATCACACGTAGTTGTGGCTAAAGTTGGAGAGAAAGTAAAGACTATCCGATTTGGTGAGCAGGGTGCAAGCACCGCTGGTAAACCAAAGGCTGGTGAGTCTGAGCGTATGAAGATGAAACGTAAGTCTTTCAAGGCAAGACACGGCAAGAATATTGCTAAGGGCAAGATGTCTGCAGCCTATTGGGCGGATAAAGTAAAGTGGTAGCAAAGAAAAAGGCTAAGTCTAAAGTCAATGCTGCTGGTA